TCGGTTATAAGGGAACTAGTGCGTTTGATGCGGGACTGTTCTACTGCCCATACGTTCCTCTTCAGATGGTTCGTGCGGTAGGCGAGAACACGTTCCAGCCTAAGATCGGCTTCAAGACCCGTTACGGTATTGTAGCTAATCCTTTCGCAACGAATGACGGTAATGGCATCCCTGCTCGCCTAGGCAGCGGTGATGGCAACATCTACTATCGTATGGCTAAAGTCACGAACTTGATGTAAAAAACAAAATCAATAAAGTAGTTAGTAAACTTAGAGAGAGTCTTCGGACTCTCTCTTTTTTTGTTTATAAATAGAAATGCTATGAAAAAGAATTATTTTACACCTAAGACCGGTCATGCGGCGAGTGATGAATATTTTAGCAATATTGCAATATGGCACGATATCGATATGATTAAATCTTTCGTATGGGGATTTGCTATAGGTATACTAGTATTTACAGTAATGATTGGGATAAGTTAATGGCTCTTCAAGGTACACAACCTGAAAATAAAAACTTTCTATCACCTGTAGGATTTCAATTCTCTATACAGAAGCTTCCTCACGTAAACTATTTCTGTCAAAGTGCTAACATACCTGATATTACATTATCACAAACTGAAGTAACTAACCCATTTGTTAATATGCCCTCTCCGGGTACTAAGTTGACGTTTGGTGCATTAGATATTACCTTCCGTGTTGATGAAGACATGAAAAATTATAGAGAAATTTATGATTGGTTGATTGGACTAGGCTTTCCTGATAATTTTGGTCAGAGATCGGCCATTGCAAGAGCAAAAAATCCAGGGAAAGCATCCGTAGGAGAAATATTCTCTGATGCTACGCTTCTTATCACTACAGCCTCTTATAAAACCAATGTGTCTGTAGCTTTTGTAGATGCTTATCCTGTATCATTATCTACTCTGGCATTTAGTCTCATTGGAACAGATATCGACTATCTAGAAGCCACTGCATCTTTCGCATATCGCAGCTATAATATACTTGACATTGCCTAATCGTTGTGCTATTATCATAGAATAATAATTGCTGCTATACTCTGCGGTACTCTTTCTGGATGTGCATCTGGAGCTGTAGGTACACTTTTATGGGTTAAGACTGCTGTAGATGGTTTGCTTATGATAGAAGACCAGCCGACTACTACAGAGTATATATTGAATAAAGCTACGGGTAAAGATTGTAGATTTATTAATGTTGTTAAGGGTGAGGAAATATGCAAGAATGAATATGGAAAAGATAATGGAGAGTTGGTCGATTGATTGTAAGTATGATCAAACAGAACTTGCAAGAGAGTCCTTAAATACACCAGTTCTTCATAACAAATATTATAAAATTCTAATGGGCGAACGCGCTGTTTTATTTAGGTTGAAATCTAAAGCAAAGCAGACTAAACGTATGCTTATAGAATACTATTCTGGTGATCTAAATGATCCCGAAACCCTCAATGACATTAATAGAGAAGTTTGGGCAAAGAGGGTGCTAAAATCTGATCTAGACACTTATATCGATAGTGACAGTGAAATGATTCAAGAACTCCTTAAATTAGCACTGCAAGAAGAAAAGGTAGATTATCTTATATCTATAATCGACAGAATTAAACAGCGTGGATGGGAAGTACGTAATGCAATCGAGTGGAATAAATTTACCCAATAAGAAATATGGAGTGATCTATGCAGATCCGCCGTGGTACTTTAAGAACTATAGCAAGCTTGGTGAAGGCCGCAATCCCAATCAGCATTATAACTGTATGTCTATTGATGACATATGTTCAATACCCATCTCAGACATTAGCGATGATAACTCTGTTTTGCTTATGTGGGTTGTTGATCCTTTGCTTGATCGTGCTTTCGAAGTTATTGATGCTTGGGGCTTCAAGTATAAGACTGTGGGTTTCACGTGGGCGAAAACCAACAGAACAAATTTAGGGTTCTTCACAGGGTTAGGATACTGGACACGAAGTAATCCAGAGATGTGTTTGTTAGCAACAAAGGGTAAGCCAAAGAGATTATCTAAATCTGTAAGGCAATTGGTCACAAGCGAGCGAAGAGAACATAGTAGAAAGCCAGATGAAATCTATACTAGGATTGAGAATTTGTTAGATGGGCCATATATAGAACTCTTTGCTAGAAATACAAAAGATGGTTGGGATAGTTGGGGCAATGAAGTGGAGAAACACGATGAATAATCCGTGGTATGTATGGGTGATGTTGGTATTCACATCTATGTTCCTCGTATGGGCATTATGGATGAAAATGAATGGATACACAATAGGATGACTGCATTATGGTATAAGTGGTATATCCATTTTAGAGAAGAGGGTTGCAACGTGCTGCCTTCTATTGTTGAAGGATGGTGGAACGCAATTCTAAACGACCTCCATTGGCACGAGGGCCCTAAGAAATGGGTTGACAATAGACCGCAGAGGTACTATAGAGGATGAATGACGAAGAGATTCATATTCATCACAAAGATCAAGCTTATATTAAGATCGAGTGTGATGACGGTGTAGCTAGAGAGATGTCAGAATACTTCTCATTTTTCGTCCCAGGCTATAAATTCATGCCCGCATATAAGAATAAGATGTGGGATGGAAAGATACGTCTATTCAATATACAGGCTAGGTTGATATATCGTGGTCTGATATCAAAGATAAAAAGATTTGGCCAGTCGCGCGGTTATAAGATCGTTGTGCATGATGGTCTAGACGACACTAATGATATATCTTTACCTGAAGTGATAGAATACTTTTCTGATCTAAAGATCGTACCCAGAGATTATCAGTATCGCGCATTTGCTCATGCAGTAAGAACTAATCGCGCAGTGATACTCTCTCCTACAGGCTCTGGTAAATCTCTAATCATCTATATGATCTGCCGTTGGATACCAGGTAGAAAGCTTGTTGTAGTACCTACTACATCATTAGTTCATCAGATGGAAAGTGATTTCATTGGTTACGGACATACCGATTATACACACAAAATCATGGCTGGTCAAGACAAAAATGCAGATGCAGACATATTTGTTTCTACCTGGCAATCTATCTATAAACAACCAACAAAATGGTTTGATCAATTTGATGTTGTGATAGGTGATGAAGCGCATCTATTCAAGGCTCAGTCGCTCACAAAGATATTAGTTAAGTTAGACAAATGTAAGTATAGGTATGGTTTCACTGGTACACTAGATGAAACACAGACGCACAGACTTGTGCTAGAAGGGTTGTTTGGCCCTGTGATGCGGGCTGTACATACAAAAGAACTAATCGAGAATAAAACACTAGCAGATTTTAGAATTAAATGTCTTGTGTTGAAATACCCAGACAACGTTAAGAAAGACTTAGCTAAGTCTACGTATCAAGATGAGATTAGTTTTCTTATATCTAACAATTATAGAAATACATTCATAAAGAATCTAGCACTGAGTCGCACAGGTAACACTCTACTATTGTTCCAGATGGTCGAGAAGCATGGCCGCATACTTTATAACATCATAAATAGTGAAGCGAAAGATAGAAAAGTGTTCTTTGTTCATGGGGGAGTAGATGCAGAGACAAGAGAAGAAATCCGGGCTATCACTGAAAAAGAAAATGATGCAATCATTGTGGCGTCATACGGAACTTTTAGCACGGGTATCAATATCAAAGCACTACATAATATAATATTTGCTAGTCCTACTAAGTCTCGCATACGCAATTTACAGTCCATAGGTCGCGGCCTCAGAAGAGGAGAGAATAAAGATTCAGCAACGCTATATGATATATCAGATGATCTATGTTGGAAGTCGTATAATAACCACACACTAAAGCATTTTGCATATAGATTGAAGATATACAAAGAAGAAGAATTTAAATTCAAAATTTACAATATAAGGTTAAACTATGATTCACATACTAAAATTATCTAATGGAGACACCATTGTCGGTGACCTCATTTCAGAAGATGAACGGTGTATCACTTTGAATAACCCATTAGAACTTCAGATGGTTAATAACCCAATGTCTGGTTCTGGTCTAATGTCTATGTATTGGCTTCCTATAGATACTGAGGTTTTTCATGTTGACATTCGCCAACAACATGTGATAGTATTGTCTGAAGCACCAAACGAAATACAGATTTTTTATGAAAACTCTCTTTCTAATTTTATAAGAAAACAGCATATGGTACATCAGACGCTTGAGGATTTAGTAGGATTGAATGGCCGGCGCGAAGCTAATTCGAAGGTAGAAAACTATGATGATATGAAACAGAAGATGTTATTGTATGCAGTCAACACTGCGAACACAGAAATAATGCACTGATAGAAAAAAGGATTTGATTATGGAGCCTACTTTAAAAATTGTGAAACCAAAACGAGTAAAGCACGATTATGTGGATAACAAACAGTTTTTCGCTGCGATGCTCGAATACAAGAAGAGCGTTAAAGATGCTGAGGAGTGTGACGGCGTTCGTCCTATGATGCCCAACTATGTTGCTGAATGTATTATGAAGATCGCCACTCATCTATCTCATAAGCCGAATTTTGTCAACTACACCTTCCGCGAAGATATGATTTCTGATGGTATCGAGAACTGTCTGCAATATGTAGATAATTTCGATCCTGCTAAATCAAACAATCCCTTTGCATATTTCACACAAATTATATACTTCGCTTTCATTCGCAGAATTCAGAAAGAGAAGAAGCAACTATACATTAAATATAAAGCAACAGAGAATGCAAACGTATTTGATCTGACGGCTGGAAAACAGCAGCACGATGCAGCTACCACATATAATACACCCATCAAATCTGGTGAGTGGTCACAAGACTATATGTCAAATTTCGTTGAGAATTTTGAAGAGACTAAAAGAAAGAAAAGAATCAAAAAGGGTGTTAGTTTAGACAGGTTAATGGACGATAATAATGAAGAATAAGTATAACGTATATGATATTGCCGGTGAAGTTGTTAAAGATGATGATAGATACAAAGTTACAGACAATACAAAGCTTAACAATCTAGTTTTATCCAGTACAGATTTGTATGCATATGGTAGTACAACTGGTCATAAACATGTTGGCCAAGAAGAAGTCTATATGTTTATTAAGGGTTCTGGTACCATGGAATTAGATGAACAGGTCATTGATGTTAAAGCTGATGATGTTGTACAAATTCCAGACGGTGTATTCCATCGATGTCACGCATCAAAAGAAGGCTTATATTTTGTTTGTATATTTGACGGAGGTAGAAACCATTGAAGATTGCATTAATTACGGATACACACTGGGGTGTCCGAAACGATAATCAATCATTTCTTGATATGATCAATCGCTTTCATGGTGAAGTTTTCTTCCCTTATATCAAAGAGAATAACATCGACACTGTAATTCATCTTGGTGACATAGTTGATAGGCGAAAGTATATCAGCTATACTACACTCAGAGACATGAATAAGAATTTCATAGAGAAGTGTCAGACAGAGAATTTGGATCTTCATATTCTAATTGGTAATCATGATGTAACATATAAGAATACCAATGAAGTGAATTCTATGAACGAACTTTATAATCAAGATGTCAAAGGTTATTCTGAAGCACAAGAAGTAGAGTTTGATGGTTGCAAAATTCTATTTCTACCATGGATCAATAATCAAAATCTTGAACAGTCTATGCGAATGATCAATGGTACAACAGCGCAAGTTGTTATGGGCCATCTAGAGATTGCTGGGTGTCTTATGCAGCGGGGTATGGTCAATGATCACGGCTTAAATATAGACACGTTTAAAGCTTTTGATATAGTCATGTCAGGCCATTTTCACACTCGATCAATCACAAATAACATTCATTATCTTGGATGCCCATATGAGC